GTACCTATCATCAATACCAACACCTCTGGTATGCTCTATCTCATAATCAAAAGCGTTCATATCGTAAACTTTGGCGTATATAGCAGTGCCGACCTCTCTAAATAATATCTCTTGGTTTAATTGGCGTATCTCGGGGTCAATCTCTGGATTATTTATTAAAGCCACTGCTGCCAGTACCTTTTTTATAATACTATCATTCAATTTTGCGTAATCCATCAGAATCCCCAACCATCAATTGTATCTTTAATATCACTAAGGGCGGATATTGTCTTCTCAACTCTTTTTGTAGAATATGAACGCCCGCGCATCGGCGGCTTGGTATTAATCAGAACATCTATAAACTTGGATGCTTGCAAATCTGTTAGGGCGTGTGTTATCTCAGCAATTGACTGGGCGTTACTAACTAATTCAGCATTATCACCAACAATACTACTGGCAACTAGCAATTCTTTTACTTCTTTAAATTCTTTAGTCTTCAAAACGGCTAAATCACGTATATAATTACTCTGTAATTCCGATGCCATCGTCATCCTCCGATTCTTTTAGATCAACAATTGCCGTACCAGTGTGGACTATGCCATCTGGACCAGTTACCGGTGAGCTGAGCTCAAACCTAAATACACGTTCCCCTCGCTCGTTTATAACTACCCTAGCTCGCTCCCAGTCATCATTAAGCTCTTTACCCTCTTTTCTGGTAAGTGCTTTCAGATCACCCGTAACCTTGTTTATATAAGGCAATATTTTAGC